CACACGTAGTGAATTCAAATAATTTTGTTCCATGTTACTAAGTTATTAATTACTAATAATATGTAATAATTAAACATATTTGTGCTATGCCTGGGAGTCGAACCCAGGCAGATACCATACTGGCTATTGCGTACGTAATCCGTGCTGGTTACCGTATGCATGAACACCTTTAGGCCTCTGATATAGTGTTAAGCTATGTATTCTGCAAAACTCATCCAATACACTACTGTCACCTTTGTAACATGGGTCTAATATACCCTGTGATTGCTTGTAAACTAAACCATTAACTACCTTGTAATCAATGCCATTTAAGTTAAATTTGTCTTTCATTATAATTGTATTTAATTAAAAGTCGTGCCAGTAAAGGGATTCGAACCCTTCGCCCTTATTATTTCAGGCTGCCCGTTAACTGGCATTATTATTGTGTAAATGCATATTAGGACGTACTACTCATGCATAGCTTATACACTTTTGCTTTTATATACCGACGTCCCGGCGGCTGTTGACTAAAAATCAAGATAATAAGGTAATTCAGTGTTTCTGCCTTCTTTTCTCCACAATACCCAGGTAGCTGATTGTAAAATCAGTGGATTGACTTTAAGCTTTGCAGCTGTCCATCTATAGCATTCAACTAAGAACTTGTACTGTCCGGCAGTTAGCTGTAAATACTTCTCTTCACCCTTTGTGATTTTCCTGCCCAGGGCAATAGATATTGCGTGTCTATCCATTGTCAAAGATATTGCTTTGTTAGGATATAAGATATTTAGAAAGAATGCACTTGTCTTTTTGCCTTTCAGGATATCTAAAATTGCATCATCGCTGCCATCGCTTAATAAGATAGCCGCTGCTTTGCGAGCATTGGCTTTTAAGCATGCCATATGATCAACTATTATCCACACGTTCAATAACTTAGAGTCTTCAATCAATTCACGTGCCAATTTCTTATTCCGATTCCAATGTACCATCGGACTCAGGGCTGCAATTACACCGCACGCCCTGGCAACGTCTAAATGATATCCATCATTGCTAGGTGCTATATTAGCCAACCCGTGTGCAAAATCATTTGCAGCCTTATACCAGTCAAAACGGTCCGTCTCATTGGTTGCGTCCCATACTTTCAGGATATTGTTCTTTACCTGGGTACGGGTGTACTGTTTATTATAAAATTGTTGTTCCATTATTTACGTTTTAAAGTTATTTCTTTATAGTTACCAGCACCGCTTTGTTTTAATACGCGGACTGTAGCACCGCCGTAAGTCAAGGTGTAAACCACACCCTTAAATTTGAACTGTGATCCATTATGAAAGAAACGGGTAATTTCAAACAGATCTTGTACTTCCTGATTTGTAAACCGTGTTTGTTGTTCCATGTTACTAAGATATTAGAGGTTTATAATATGTAATAATTGTGAATCTTATTGCTCTCGATGCATAAGGCCTGTAAAGTAATTACACTCTACTACCTGATAAGATCCGATTTAACTGTTTACAGGCCTTATGCCGTTTCTCTTATTGTTCCCGGTCGCTCTGTGTTCCGGGGATCTCGTAGCTAACTCGTAGTTAACACCACCAGCTGCTTGTGCTGGTCTGTAGTGTATCTTTTCAATTGCGGCTGCCTGCCCTGCTCACATCCCGGCGACCCGGGCTGCGCTCTCATGTGTCCTGTTGATATGATTACCACTTACTAACCTACATCCCTATGGTACGCGTACCAAATTTGTCTACAGGTCCCCGGTGGGCTTTCACATCTCAGCATGTCAACGAACTGATTGCAATTACGTAATTAATAGTGAAAGGTTAAAATGCTATGTGTCAAGGCGTTAACAAATAGCTGATATCATATGTTATTGATACTGAGCGTGTTGTTGACCTTATTTAGAATCATTCAAAGGTTATAAAATAATTTAAAATTAGTTGATGTAACGGCCTGTATTGCCCATGCCCAGTGGGCTGCAGAGCATATGTTAAAAAACAAACTAAATGTTTAGGTGAGTGTAGCATAATGATACACTTACGCTCTACAGCCCAGTGAATAGGTTATCCGGGCCTATTTAGAATAATTCTATCTAATCGTAGTATAATTGTGATATTGTGTACCAGGTAACATATAATTCTGATTAAATAGTTATTAATATTAGGTTACAGTCTAATATTACTGGTGTATTAGGTTACAGCCTAATATTACTTGTAGTATGACATAATGGCAGGTCTGGGTATGGGCAGCATGACATAATGGCAGTAGTTTACCCTTATTCTATGACATAATGGCAGTGTATTTGCCCCTATTTTGTGACATCATGACATATTGTCATGTACGAAGACCTTCGTAGTACGTGTCATTAATGCTATGAATGCGTACTGCTGTACTGCCCATGGATAGGGGCTTGTGAGCGTAGCTCTGTGTACCCTATGAACAGGGGCCTGTAGAGCATGTGAACTATCCGCCGCGCAGGTTTATTTAATTAATTTTATTTAATTTAGATATTGGTATTTCTCCCCGCACAGGCAGGCTGTATTATACCTATCCTCCTCAGGCCCAGGCCACTACGCGTCTACTTAACATAATAATAGTTATAGGACTAATTGACCTAACAGGCTGTGAGTCAGTTAAGAACGTAATAGGGGACCCTACCCTATATAGCCAAGAATTCAACCGAGTTTCCTTCACAAAGAGGCCCCCCCTATACACCCCAAACAGTCCACTAAGCATGCTTTTATATATTATTGGGTCCCATACTCAACGTTTACCACTAAATCAGCTTTACTGGCAAACGTTGGGTCCCATCTCCATACATGTTCACGGCCCATGAACAAAGTTTATTATTGAACACAATAGGAATCCTATTTCTATTTGTATACATAAATGATGCAAAACAGAAACATAAAGTATAATATATAAAATACCAACCGGGGGTTCGCGTCTGTTAACTGGTCCAAGTATCTAATCCTCTAACGACGAAAAGTTTGCAAAAACGTGCAGAATGTCGCAAGTATAGTATATATTCGCGACAAACATGACAAAATGGCAGTGTTAATTCCAAAAAGCCTGACAAAATGGCAGTAGTTATTTATAATCATTCTATGCGGTACTTTCAAATATTATGTTTATCTTTGTACCGTTGTCTGTAGCTCAGAGGCAGAGCGTCGGGTTGTGATTCCGAAGGTCGAGATTTCGAAATTCTCCAGGCACCCTTAAAACAATAGAAATAATGAAATGGAATATGTAATTTTTAATCAAGACTGGTTGGACATACCAATCCAGGATTATCCTGTTAATAATATAGCGGGGTAGAGCAGTTGGTAGCTCGTTGGGCTCATATCCCAAAGGTCGTCATAAACGGTTCGAATCCTACCCCCGCTACAACATATGATAGGCATTGTAAGCTACGTGACCCGTCTTTCTCCCGGGGATCTGCATGCACCAGAGGACAACCGTTAAGACAACCACAGCCTATTGACGGGGGATCTTTGCCGGAGACTGGGCATGGGGGTTCGATTCCTCACTCCGGCACTATGTGGCCTTATCGTCTATCGCGTAGGACGTCAGGTTTTCATCCTGGAAAGTGTAGGTTCAAATCCTTCCTTCAGCGCAACACAATCCTTGGAGAAGTGTAACGGGAGTAGCTTAAACCATGGGCCAGAGCGTCGGCGGAAGAGCCGGAGGGGGAGGTTCAAATCCTCTCTCCCGTACTATGATAAATCAAATAATAGAAATTATCCTTCAGGCTTTTAATGAAGTAAGCCGAGAAGTGGCAATAAAGTTTATTATTGATTGGCATGAAGAAGATTATACAAAATATCCATATAAATTTTGGAGTAAGGTTTTTGATGAATGGAAATCTAAACAGGAATAGCAATGAAAACAGGAGATATTTGCCCTCACTGCGGAATACTTTTATTAAAAAAGATTAAAGGTAAAAAACCACATACTATTGATTATTTACAGTGTCCTTATTGTAATTCAATATTTGAATGTGCTATAGAAAATAATAAACCCAAATGAAAAACATTGTAATTATTGCCTGTTGCCGGTCAGGGCACAACTTTGTCCGACAAATGATCCAATCCTGGTCACCGGAGTTACTCATAATCAATTTTGAGGACGTACAGCCCCAGGACTACGCACAAGCTCAAAAAAGCATCATTATGGGAACCTGCCAAATTGACAGTGATTTCAGTAGTCACAAAATAAACTGGGCGAATAAAACATTTAATATAATCGTTTTCAGGGACTTACTGAACTGGTGGGCTTCTTATTTAAAATGGATACCTAAACCTCTATCGGACTATAAGCGGGACCTAGCCTTTAAAATCTGGACTTCTCAATTAGAAGAAGCATATACAGGTAAATATCTTAATTACAGCCTATTAGTGGGATACGAAATTTTTCATAGTTCCCGGTCATTTCGATTAATGGTATGCGATACCCTGAAAGGAGAATATAATGAAGATATGTTAGATATAGTAACCCCACAAGGAAAAGGATCTTCATTTGATGGCCTAATCAAGAAAGGATTTGAAATGGCTACGGATTTCCGATATAAACAGATAATGGAGTCTGATCTTCGTGGTGAGTACATTAGGGGCCTCCGAGAGAATCCGGATGCGATAGAGGCTTATAAACGATTTCTTCCTTTAACAGTTGACCAGGAAAACGTTTGCAACCGGGGCCTGTAGCTCAGTTGGTTAGAGCATCTGACTCATAATCAGACGGTCAGGGGTTCAAGTCCCTTCAGGCCCACATTGACCTCTGGTGTAACATTTGGTAACACGTTGGATTTTGAATCCAAAGAATCCAGGTTCGAACCCTGGGGGGTCAGCATACTGGTGTAGCTCAGTTGATTAGAGCATCTGCCTGATAAGTAGGAGGTCGGTGGTTCAAATCCGCCCATCAGTACAATTTAACTTTTCTATAATAATATTTAAAATGGTATCAACAAATTTACGGCGTAACAATTTTCCTCATATTCCAAGAATAGGGGAAAAGTTTAATTATGAAGGACAACGTTATACGGTAACGTCTATCCCTACTTTTTCCTCAATAGTAGGAGAAAATGTCAAACCAGCCTCTGGTGAATTTTCTTCAGTGAAGATCACCGCAAATCAAGCAGAATGGTTTTAACAATAGGAGAATTTTACGGAGAAAAAGATATTTGCGGGCCGTTAGAATCTAAGCGGACTAATTATGTCCAGAAGCAGACAAAAACTCAACAATCACTGAAAACAATTGATAAAATCCAAAACGAACACGACAAGCTGGAGAATGTCGCTAAAAGCATAGAAAAAGAAGCGGCTAATTTAGACGACAAACTTAAAGAGGCTAAAATCGGGCGCGATATAGTCTACGCTCGTATAGACACCATTAAGTAGATATTAAAAAAGGACAAAAAATGAACAAATTCTATCATAACAACATACGTTATAAAGTTATCGGTGGACTACTTTATACTCAACCTGGCGGTGACACAGCTCCAATATTCCCAGTTTATAATTCTCAAGACCTGGCACTCATACGGAGAGCTGAATCATACGGTGCTAAATTTCATAATCAATGACACCTGGGGTACCCATCCCATAAAACGTCAACGATCTCCCTACGAGTAATGATATAGTGCCACTCGTAGGGAGATCGTTCGTTAGGGGCGCTTAAAACCGATTTTAATTCGAATTCTTCTATAAAATTTGCAGAAAGTGTCGTTTTTCGGTATTTTCTGTAAATTTTTTATATTCATTAAATATTCATTAAATATTCATTTAGTGATACTTTAATGAATATATTACTTCTCTAGTGGCGATAAACCCCATTTTCTTAGGTCTAACGTTACAGGATTAGTAAAATTACTGCAATAATGGTAATTTTACTATCCATATTGAAATTTAATTAACGATTTATGGGTTCATATCCTAGAACCTTGGCTACCGCCTCTTCAATATGAGTACGAAATTGTTCGATACGCTTAAAGAAACGTTGTACTTTATATATCGGAATCTTTGCTTTAGTATACCAATCATCTAGCGTATCCACTACATGACAATACACGGCGTCTGGAGATAGTCCGCCAATTTGTACCTTTGAATTAATATAAGATGAATTCTTTAATTCATAATATAATTTAGTAGGGGTAATAGGATATTCCAGATTACTATTATGGAAGTTATATTTTGTATTATCAAAATATTGATTATCCCTAATTCCATATAATACCCAATTAAATTCACTGGTTATATATCCTCCACTATATCCATACCACCCATCCGTGTAGCCGCCTGGATAGGATGAATAAGAAGCTTCATTCCAATTGGAGGAAGTTAGAATAGTTGTACGGAACCCAGAAAATTTATTTTGACCTACTGCCATTGATCCAGAATGACAAGTCATCCAATATATTTCACGCTGCTTAAAATCATCAATCTGATTTATGGCTTTATAAATATCTTCTTTCTCTTGATAAGACTGGTTGGTTCCCCCAATATATGCTCTATATGAATTATATTCATCCCCCCTGGAACCGTAGGGTATTCCACCATGGCCTACGACCCACTGAATAGTTATTTTATCATGTTTTGTCACATAAAAATCAATATCTTTTAATCCGCTTTTTATGGTTTCCCAGCTATTATCATAATCAATAATAGTTTTTATTCCGGGAAAATAGGTTTTGATATTATAATGATTATATTGGCTATCGAAATCATGGCCAGGTCCTTGACCATAAAAAACAAATATATTTTTATGGGTATATCCCTGATCTATATAACTTTTATAAGTCATCAATAAATCATACCAATATTCTGAATGAATCATCTCATTATCATATCGTGTTTCACCCCCGGATATTAATACTGCGTATTTTTCACGGGGCTGACTAAAATGTTGGTATAACCAATACGATGTACCTCCAGCCAAACTTATCGATAAACAAAATATTAAAATTAATACTATCTTTCTAATTCGGAGCCAGCCCCGAACAAAAAAACGTAAAGACTTCTGCAGGGCATTTACAAGATACGCCCATAGCTTTTTTAATCGAATTGTTTTTATGCGCTTTAATATTGTTTTCATGTCACTTAATATAATAAAAAATTAAAAAATTGGAGTGTACAAGATACATCTTTTTTGCTAGTATGTCAAATTAAAATTCAGTGCATAAAATAAAAACCCCCTCCCCGGCATGTAGCCCAAGGAGAGGAAAAAACATAGCATATGAAATAACTCTTTGTTATGCTTTTGCTGCAACGTCTTTTGCGAAAATGGCAATGATACCCGCTACGATCTCAACCACACTTTCCACACCCGCGCCCAGGTTAGTGACCAGCCCTTGAAGCTGACCTGCTTCGTCCAAACTTACTCTTCCGGGGAAGATATAAGGAAATAGACCCACAACGATTAACAATAAACCAACCACCGTAGTGATGGGATTTTTCTTAAAATTCAAACTGAATTTCATAGTACAATAGATTTATAAAAGGATTTAATAATTCAATACAAAGATAATCATTTTATTTCTTAATACAATCATCCGCCTCAAATAAAATATCAACAATACACCTATCATCGTGTACATCAATACGATTTATTTGTGCAAACGGGGGTAACATGCCCTGGCTAATTAAAGCTCGTTCCATATCTGAAATTGTGTAAGTTTTAGTGTGCTTGTTCATGATTAATGATTTTAAAGGTCTAATTTTAATTGTCCATCAAATGGTTGTCTAAGTAAATGGCATTCCAATTTCCCCTCTGGGGAGTTTATAGATGCCTGGCTCAACGGTTCGGACGTCTGAGCTGCGGCGGCAAAACAGTCTTTCAGAAAGTCAACCCAACTGGGTACTTCTGATAACTTATGTGATTCGATTGTGATTACCCAATAGTTCATATTTATAAGCTAAAGAATGCGGTACCCGCTAAAAACATCCAGACCAGTTTGGCGATCATGAAGTTCAATCCTGCAGGAAGGCCGAATTGATTAAACACCTTAAAAAATATCCGGTCAAATTTACCCTGGCCTAGATAGAAAGGATCTCCTGTAAGTCCCAAACTGATCCAATAGTCATGCAAGATCCACCAGAAAAATGCTGCAATGGTATATAATACGCCCATATGCCACCAAGGCAATGGGAATGAATATTTCCAGGTAATCAAACCAAATATGACTGCAAATTCAACCAGGTTCCATAACCACTTGGGTCGAAGCCAGGCTTTTTTACCGGATTTAATAAGTTTAAGATCCAAGGCTACTCCTACGGCAGCTGTGAAAGTGGTCGCAAATAGCGTCCACATAAGTAATTTAGCAAGTTCGTACCAATCCATATTGTTGTATTTATTAATATTCGTTATTAATTGGTTGTAAAACTGTGAAACCAAGATCTCGCCAGGTTTGAACTATTGAATTTTTATCTTCAATGATAAAAGCTGTATTCTTCGTCGTAATACCAGCTTCCTTAAGGAGTTCCGGCTTCACGATACTATCTGATCGATGGTCCTTTATAGACTTTCTCATAAGCAGCGGAGCCTTCCATAAACCAATATATTCATCAATCCAAGCCCGGGTTTTTTCTCTAAATGTCTCATTTCGGCTGGTGCAAAATACAATATGGTACTTATTAGCTATTGCGAGTATTAAATCAATGACCACCCAAAGTGGTTTATCCAATTGACAGTCTTTGAATAATTCTGACCATGGCATCTCCTTAATAGGAGTAACCTCCAGAAGCTGGAGAATCTTAGCTTGGCGAGTAGCGCTGTGAGCTACAGTACCATCGATATCTACTATTACATATTTCATATTTGTTGTTTTAAAGATCTGAATACTCTAATTCCGGAAATTTTGACGCCGGTACCGGGCCGGTAAAGTAAAGTCTATAAGTTGTATACCCAAGTTTCTCAAGATCCTCCTCAGTTACTGTAATTATATCATATTTATTATGATACCACCCTCCCATGTGTGATCCATTAGGAGATGATATCATTACAAGATTATGTGTATTCCACACTGAATCAGATATATACGGTCTGAATGAAGCCTGGGCCAGATCCAGTAGTTCAAATGCATCTATGTTAGATAGAAATGTACTATCAACTGTGATTACTGGGGGAATAGTATCTTGAAAGAATACATCGAATGATACAGTATCCCGGTTATCTGATATATCCGTTGCAATGATATGGACCTCTACATAAGGATTATCGGTGTCTAATACAGTACCGGCAATTGGAGTTTGAGTAATTATTGGTCCAGGACAATTATCTCTTACACGAAAGAAGGGAAGATAGTTCGGAAGGGCAGTTTCACAGCTATCCGTTGCATATACCGTTTGTGGCGGAACTCGCTGAGGCATAAGACAATTGCAGCTCACTAAAGTAGCAACCATCAAAATAAATAATAGTTTTTTCATCGTGTTAAGATTTGATCTTCTGGATGAACCTCATTCCAGATGGTTATTAATATATCTCCTTCAAGGCAATTGTATTGAGCCTCTTTATTGGTAAGGAACCTTATGGTTCTCCGACAAGCTTCATTAAGAAGAACACCCCAACGAGATCCGGTCGTCTCAAGATACATGAGGACCTGGTCTTTTGTAACCGTCATATCACCACACAGAAGACGTACAAGATAATTATGCTCACCAGCCATCTTCAAAATAATCTTACTCAACCAACGCTTACCAGGTGAATCCGGATTGATGTAATTTTGCCAAGCTACAGTCTCAACTGAATAATATGGGTACATTTTTTCCCGAAGTTTGGCTTGTTTCTCTGTGACATCATAATTGATTCTGGACATTACAAAGTCTATTTGATTGAGTTCCGGAAGAGTGAAATTACCTCTTTTCAGTAACCAGGCATTCCATGCTTTGGCTAAGCCCATGATTGGAATTTCCAAGATATACCAGATAGTTCTCCATCGTTTGTTGAGGATACCCTTCATCCAGGCCCACATATCAATAGTAAATGTATGTCTCTCTGAGATCCGCCAGGTTGAATATTTGATCATATCCTGAAGACGGAGGAGAGCCTCATGTCGGCAATCTTCGACGCCGAAGTAAGCTAATAAAAGTAAACCAGTTACATGATCCCTGGACATATCACCAGTGCCCCATTCTACGTGCGGGTGCCGGCGATACTGCATATGATATCTATGATCATTAGGACTTTCGAATTCTTTACGCATTAATTGCGTCATGGGTAATTCATAAAGATGATAATCCCCCCAGGATTTATAGGCCCTGGCCATCCGGAATCCTACATCTCTCCAGGAATCGGAAACTCCATTAATTACAGCCATATAATGTGCATCAAAGACAACATACGTATCCTTGGCTGATGGGTTAAATGTTGAGTATGTAGTCATTATTTTTTCTGTTTTAAGAGTTTTCCGACCTTCACGTATATGGAGTTATCAACGCTACATTGATGTCCATAATACTGTGTAATAAACTCAGAGTCTCTACATCTACCATCAAAAAAGCATCCAAGGCATTTTTTACCGGGCTCTTCTTGGGCCGGCCTAATTTGAAGAACCGTGTTTTTGTAAATTATAAATTTTCCTATTTTCATTATTATAGTCCTATAGTTGAGCAGGTATTTACTATGAAGATGAATAGCAACATTGCTATTACAAACATTCCCAGTTGTACAATCCATTTTCTTTTCATGACACTGTTTTTATTGAGAGGTGAAAGTTTCTACAAAGTTAGATACTTATTTTGAGAAAAACAAACTTACTTTTCTTCAATTTTAATGAAATGTTCACAGGTTTCATCTTTACCTGGGGTTTTCAAAAAATATGGTTGATAAATAAATTTCATTATGGGCGCATAATGGGCACATTTCAATTTGGCACTACATCCATGCCCTGGACAATATACTGTGTCTTTATTCATAAGGCGGTAATTGTTTAGGACGCTCGGATACAACGAAATGAATATCACTATGTCTTGTTCCATCAAGGGAATAATGCCCCTTGACTAGAAATGATAGCCCACCTGGGGGCCTGCGTAGATCGCTACTCCCGCAAGTGTGGCCCAGTTTCATGCGCTTCAAACGTTGTTCTTCTGTTAGATATTCCATCCAATCGTTTTTACTTATTTACTTTAGGGGCCGGTTTCTTAGCTTTAGATTTAGCTTTAGGCTTAATCTCTTCAATCGAATTAGATACATTTGGATCTAACGCTGATGGAGGATTTCCGCCAAATCTGGTTTCAGCTGCATCAGTGACTGTGTACCCGGCAGGGTTCTGATCTGTAGTTACTGGCTCATAAATCTTGTCAACTCCATTGATAAGATTATCCGGCTCTGCATTTTCCTTTTTCAGATCCTCATCATCCTCCACAACGCGGAGTTTGGTATCTTCAGAATCAATAGCTACTGGATCTCCCATTACTTCAGGCATGTAGAACATACCCAGACCCCCAACAAAAATGCTGGCAATGCCCATAAATAGATGATCCTTGAACTGTTCTTCAAAAGGAAGTTCGGCATAAGGAATCAAATTGGGATGAGTTTTTCTGTGCTGGCTATAAACCTTATCCTTGGTCCAGCCGGCGGCCTTCCTAGCCTCACACCAAGCTTGATGAGATGTTTCCGGGGTCTTGGGCTCTTTGATCATACTGATGACAGCCTTGATGAGTCCCTGGCGCTCCTCCTCACGAATTTCTTCCCACGATAGATTCTGAATCTTACCGCCGATTGCGTCATTATATGCTCTATTGGCGCTGTGTATCACCTTAGCAATTAAACCGCAGCGAGCCTCAAAGGAGAGGTCTTGTAATTTCTTTGTTTCCATCTTAAATAGTTTTATAAAAAATTTGTACTTTTAATCACGGCCTTTTCCAACTGTCTCACTACCCTTATGTTTGGCATTCCAAATTTTAGCGGCTTTCTCTTCTGCTTCCTTGCGACTGTATCCGAATCGGATAAATTTGTTCCGTATTTTAATGTAACCTGCCGGCATGACTTTAATGTATTATTGAAATATTTAAGTAAACTAGTATTTTATAACTTGATTCCGTAGGCGTATAATATATTCTCTTTAGACATCAATCTATTAACAAGAAGCCCATTCTCACCGGCCCTATCAATAATTACATGATAGGCTTTTTTCTGTAGAGAGGGTATGATCATCATCTGCCAATCGGCAATTCGGAATGCCCGGATTGTCCTGACACTCTCCATTTTTACCCATGGGATTATGTTTGTACTTATCATATCAATTTGCTGTTTACCCATATTTCTTCCTTGATTCCGGTAATGGTTTTGATTTCATAATAAATGTACGTATTATAATACTCCGTAACAATTTTTTGGATTGTCAATGGTATATCTTCATATTCAACGTTAATCAAAATAAATTGTTTAATATGTTTACCTATAGATTTTGCTTTATTATAAAATAAATGTACTGTTATTCGGTTTCTGTTTGATAGTTGCATAAGTTTTAAATTTAAAAAAAGCTAGAGAATTACTCTTTGGGTTTTTCTGACTGATCCGTTTCGCCATCTTCCGGTATTTTGGGTACCTGGATTTCCGGGAGTTTAAATTCTCTAGCCTTTGGCATCCCTTCTTGCTCTATACGATCATATTCACTATTAAGCCATGCCAGTGATTGTACAAGGGATACATAAATTTGATTCATGATCGCATTTACGATCATTTGAACATAATTAAATTTTTCAGGATTATTTATAAATTCACCAAAATCTTCGGTAAGCAGATCTAATTCAGTGACCAGATTAAATACTTTATCTTTGTAAGAGGTTTTTTCCCAACCTTTTTCTCTAACATATTTGAGTTTGGTAAAACTAAATTTTCCATCACGACCACCCATTAAATCAACAAGTTTATCAAATAATTGATTAACGGAAAGAATATGATTAAGACAATCAGAAAGGGCAAGTGTATGTTTGGTATTGATAAGGTATTTAACCTCATTGTCAAGTTCGGTAAGCATTTGAGTGAAAGACCGGGAATTTTCATGAAGTGTTTGTTGTTCAATGGGAGAAAGCTTTTTGTACTTCTCCTCATCCTGCATAATTTCTCTCCATTCTGTCCAATGAATCAGACCTTTATTTCCGAGTTTATTATACTCTTCTACAGTTTTTTCATTAATGTTCAGATTATCCAAAAAGGATGTAATGGTTCGTGATCTACCTTGTAACTGTAAAATTTGTTTTTTCATTTGTTATATTTTAGCGAGAGTTAATTTTTTTGTGTGTTTCGATTTTCCATGTAACATCCTCCATACACCGCCATAATTTAAATCATAAAGCTCAATAGCTTCACTTATAGAATCATGGGTAGATTTAAACTCGCCAGTTTTATAATCGTATACATTAATAGGAATAAGTTTTCGGCCCGAATTCGGTGACCATTTTCTTAAGCCTATATCATAAGCATGTTGATTATTCTCAGCTGGCGTCACCCACTCTAAATTAGATACCGTATTGTTGAGTTTATTTCCGTCTTTGTGGTTAATAAATGATTTGTTATCAGGATTAGGGAGAAAAGCCTGAGCAACTAATCTATGAATAGTTATAGTATACTGCCTTCCATTTCGCCATAAATTTACCTTAAAATATCCGCGCCCGTTGTCACCGGGCTTCAGGTATTTGTTGCTTTTTAGGCTAAATACTTTACCTGAACAATCTATTAAATAATTTTCAAATCCAGTTATTGGTTTCAAATCTTTTATCACGTTTTAGAAACTTACCTGAAACCCCCGAAGGGGCTCAGGCTCCTAGCTAAGCTGCTTCCTGGAAGCGGCCTTGAGGAATTAGTTGTATAACCTTTGTGCCGGTTAATTAGCTTCGTCCTCTCCTGATACCCTACTCTCATGCTGTCAAAACATTCATCCCCATATCTTACAATCTTGTAACTTACTCCCCTGTACCAGGGGGGGAAAATACGAATCTTCCGGCGGTATATCTTCATGCTCCTCAGCATAGACATTTTTGCACGGCGTCGTATTATCCCCCAAGGCCAGAGCCGAATAAACGCCCGGGTGTGTGATCTTATCCTCACCCCTTTTGGCTACCGGTTGGACTTTTTGTGGAGATGCGGGGCAACGAACCCCGGTCCAAACATGTTTCGAAATATCGATCTCAAAGAACTTCTGTAAAGCTACAATAAAATATTGGATATTGCAATACCCAATACTTATTTAGAATGATTTTAAATTACGCTGCTTCACCAATAAACGATGTGTATTTGATCTGCTGGTACCGTATTTTTTGGCTATGTCTTTCCAATGCATCCCATTTTCTTTATCTAGTAGCATAGCTGCTGCATCTGGTTGATTTGGCCATCTGGTATGGGATGCATTTGTAGCAACCTGTAACCTAGCCTCTTTAGGAATATCCCTCATGTTGTCTAGGTGTGTACCTATACCCATGTTATTCCATGAGTTATCAGTTCTATCCCCATTAAGATGACGTACAGCTATCTCAGGTTTAAATATCTTTAATCCAAATTTATGATATCCCTGAAATCGATGAAAGGGAACACTGATCTGTTTGTTTGGACTAATGACTACACTAAAGTGCTTATAACCTTTATGAAAACAGGGCTTTATTGGACTACCATGACGGAATACATTTCCTTCTTTATCAATAGAAAATCCCTTCTCCGCCGCCATCTTTATAGCTTTATTAACGTTACTCATAACTGTCTGATTATAAATACATTGGGAGGTGAATTGGGATTCTACCATTATCTAAAATAACGGCACATTCAATTACTGGTTTCTTTTGAGATTTTTTACCATATGCTGCAGCGTAAACTTTGTAATCCATACCACATCCACATTGCATAGCATATAATCTATCCTTTTCTGAAACAGACCATCGAGTATAAGAACTGGTATGAAAATGTCCTTGTACCACTGATATTCTCCAATGAAGCATTCTATTGAAAGCTCCATTAGTTGCACCACCTGGTCCATCACCATGGATATAACGTACATCAAAATGATCAAAATAATCATCCCATATCCATCCAGGAGTTTCAATAACATCAGAATAATTTTTAATCCATTTTTCAGATATGCCAGCATCAAATGCTTGACGTCTTATCCGGGCGTCGTGATTTCCAATGCAAACTTCTGCTTCAGGAAAAGACGAATACCAAGGTTGAAGAATTTCTATAGCCAAATCTATTTCATCTTTTGCTGATAGTCCATCTGGATCTGTTTTCCAAAATGAACTAAAATGATTATCTAGGATATCTCCTAAAAATGATACTTTAGTACATTGATATTCATGATAAGCCTGAACGCAGTGTTCAAGAAATCCTTTTTTAACAAATGGACTATGAAGATCTGGGATAATCAAACGATTTTCTCCCTGGATCTTATTAGATTGGGTAGTTTGATTATAATTATTTTCTACCATAAAAAAATAGTATCTAGCTACACGATCTGGAATTTCAAAATGATGACTTAATGATTCTGCATATAATTTGATACCTTGTTCAGCAGAAATTTTATAGAGTTGATACATCTTATGATACAACTCTAAATTGAATTGTGCTTTATTCATATTTTGGATTTGTAGGCAAAGGTATTATTAATTTATGACATGTGCAACTAAATGGATAGAAATCGTACATTCTCTATAACCGGCCTCGCGCGCGCGTATGTATGCCTATGCGGAATACTGTTTGAATCCAGTAGGATAGAATAGATATAGCTCAGAAAGATCAAAAGAAGACGACGGATTTGCTAACGCTCCTCCGTCTTCTTTTGATCACGAGCGGTTAGGATTTGCCTTATGGGGTGGTATGACCATTACCGGGGATGTTCAGTTGAGTTTCAGTTTTGTCCGACAGTGTCCGACGAGTAAACATGAGGGTTACAGGATGCTTGTCCGACGCTTGTCCGACGGGTTTGGTAGTCTTGATTATTGTTCGTACCTTTGTTCCATGGAAACGACAGAGAAGATATCTTTACGGATGTCCAAAACGACACTTGCTCGACTAAAATTTTATCAAACGAGCGGTGATACTAGGACTGATGTAATAGAGCAATATGTTAATTATGGTATGGATTGCGCTGATCAGGCCAGACAGGCCATGTCAAATACGCCTATACCTGACCGTGTTGCCCTTGTAGATCCACCGTCTGTAGATAATAGGTCTGATGATAGAGCCGCTGATGAAATGAGGGCAAACTATGAAAATGCTGCAAAGGTGAGGGATGAGGCAAAAAAGGCAGACGAGAAGGTTAAGCATGATGAGGCGTTCAGTACCGTGGGTCCTACAGATCTCATGGAGAAGTATGGTGATCGAATACGTAAAGAATATAATATAAGTAAATAGGATGGGTAGACCACGGATTGATATGACAGGAAAAAGGTTCGGTGAGCTTACAGTGATAGAGTTTTCTCACATGCATAAGGACGCATATTGGAAATGTTTATGTGATTGTGGTAATGAGAAAGTTATACCCGGATATAATTTAAGAAACGGGCACACTAAAAGTTGCGGACACCTCAAAGGTAAGAATAGGCTTGAATTAAAGGGTCGAAAGTTTAATAGGCTTACAGTGATAGAGTTTTCTCACATGCATAAAAATAAATCATTCTGGAAATGTTTATGTGATTGTGGTAATGAGAAAGTTATAAATGGTTCAGCTTTAGTTGCTGAATTAACTACAAGTTGTGGCTGTTTGCAAAAAGACCAGCAATCGCTTCCTGAAGGAATAGCTGCTCGTAACCGTGTTATGCTTTGGCACAAAAACAGTGCAAAAAAGAGAAATTTAGAACAGGCGTTAACCGACGAGCAAATCCTAATATTACATAAGGGAAATTGTCATTATTGTGGGTCACCGCCATCAAATATATGTCACCCGTCAGGGGCTAATGGATCATACATCTATAATGGAATTGATCGTAAAGATAATAGTGAAGGATATACAATCAATAATTCGGTATCGTGCTGTTTTGTGTGTAACGCGGCAAAAGGCACACTCGGATATGATAAATACTTAAAACATATAAAAGCAACATATTTACATTTAATAAAAATTAAATAACAGATGGCGCAAGTAGGAATGGAAATTGATCCACTCGATTATCTGGATAAGATAGTTGATTATTGTGCGGGGAACGTTCCCGCAGATGAGGTGGGAGCCAATGAATTCTCCACCCTCCCGGAAGCGCTATCCAAATTAGATAATTCGCCAGGTGACCGCAATGCAGTGCAAGCTGCTGTCCAATACGTAGGCAAATTAAAATCTAAGGTCGTCTTCTTGGAAGCCCAGCTGTTGATACTGCAGAGGCTGCAAGAACGCGGTATAATCAGGTAAACGTTGGCTATTACGGGCACGGAGGCGTCGAGAAATCGCTATCTTGCATACCTTCATAAGCAATATCAGAAAGGTATTCTTAATCGACAGCAAGTAGAACTGTTGAGAAGGGAGGGGTATATCAAAGATGGTCCTGAAATTATAAAGCTATCTCCCGGTCAGCAGATCCTACAAAAGAAGATGAAGCGCTGGGAAAATAACCCATTTGCACATTCCGGTACATTCTCCAGGTTTAAAGATAATCTTACAAAGGAAGACTGGCTTCCTGAAAGTAACCTTTATCATAGTGATGAATTTATAAATTGGATCAATTCTATTGTATATGGTCCATTTCCTCAAGCAATCAAATATCCTTTATTCGAGCGGTACAAGGCCCAGGCATTTCGATGGCTGGAGGAGAAAGATAATATTACCAATTACAAAGATCCGGACGCTAAACGGGAATATGCAAACCAAGAGCGGGACCGGATAAAAGAAAGTACTTTATATTTTGCAAATAAGTATGGAGAATTGAAGGAGGGTGATGCTGCAACCGGTACCATGCGTTACTTTGCGAAGGAGCACCATGCCGTAATTTTCTATTTGTTCGATTGCCGCTATAATATAATTGGTGGTAAAGGACGACAGATTGGATTTACTTCTGCCATGGGTATTGTTGCACTCAAGATGATGCTCATTCACAATAACTATTATATAAAATTTATTGCTGAGGATAAAGATACAGTTGAGGAGATCTTTACTGATAAATTGAAATATCCGTTTGGGGCCCTTCCCCGATGGCTGCAGCCACCAGTGAAGTCCGATAGTGGCCAGAGATTCTGGTTATCAGATAAACCCGGTAAAGGAAAGAAAGGATATCCTAATAGTAGATGTGACGTCGTAGCGCCTAAGAAAACGGCAATCAACGGGGGATCTCCTCAGCTGGCCCTCATTGACGAGATTGGGAACATTGGTATCCTGGGTCCAATGCTGAACGAAGCAAGGCCTACCATGTTTTGGAATGATCCGGTAACTGGTAAATTTGTATTACGTCGTCAGATCTGGATGTGGGGAACCGGCGGTGAAATGGATAAAGGTAAAGGAGCTTATGAAAAAGAATGGTATCGTATTCTAGGTCTGTGGGAAGCCAAGCAGTTTGAAAGCGGTTTTGTACCATTATTCTTTAGCTGGCATGCTAGACTGAGTAAAGAAGATTACCTGAAAGAACGGGCTTGGTATTACGGCGCCCGAGCGACAGAAAGAGATATTGATTTGGAAACTTCCAAGATCCAGTTCCATCAGCATTACCCATCTACTTTCAAGGATATGTTTCTGAGTAATTCTAGTACGTTGGTATCCCGGGAGATTATAGAAGGTGGTCTTGAGCGGTGCAGGGCGCTCGGTTCCCGAGCACGTCCAACACTTGGATACTTCGAACCAATCTACGATTATGATGATCCCATGCCGCCTGAGAGCGACGTTCCATATCGTATCATAGATGCCAAGTTTACTGCTTTGGATGATGATGATCCGGATAGGAAGGGAACAGTTTGGATATTCCAACACCCGGAACAGCATTGGGTAAATCGATACTGGCAGGGAACTGACCCTATTGCTACGGAGTCTGGGCATTCAAAACAAGCCAGTGCTATATGGGATGATCATCTCAAGACTTGTTCAGCCCTGTTAAATTACCGGAAATCTCATGAACATAAGCAAGTGTTTTTGCAGACAGTGTTGCTGGGATTATATTATGATGTAGAGAATCAAGTAAAAAGAGGTGTACCAGAATTAGTAGAAGCGAACATTGGAACTAACTATATTGATTATAAAGAGCTAAAAGGGTTCCTTGGATCTCTCATTTTTAATACTCAATTGCCGGCTAAAGTTCAGGGGGGTGCAAGAGATATAGGCTTGGATAAGAAGGGATTACGATCCGATGCAGTCATAGAATATATGACTGAAGTATTCCGAACTTACCATAACAATATTTATATTTCGGTGTTCTTCGATCAATTAAGTACCTTTGCATACGAGATTAAACCAACTGGGAAAGAAAGTTGGGGGCCGATAAATAAGTTGATGCACTATGATGATGCTTTGGATGCTATCACATATGCCTACATTGCTCGTATGGCATGTTCTCATAAGAAGACTTTCAGACAGAACAGTCAGATTAGCAAAACTAGAATAAGATATAAAACGGTACGCGATGCCAATTGGAATTTGTCTCGTATAGCAGTGAAGGAAAACTATAATAATTTAACCTATGAGGAAGATATTCGATCCGTACAAGGTCAGGCCCGCAGATTATCGCAGTCGCTACCCGGAACTGAAACGAATTAAGGAATTTGAACTTTTAACGGCAATTCAGTTGATTACCATTTGGTGGTATGCAAATCCTACTTCTGAGATCCTTTCTATTGAGGATAACAAATCTAGGATTATAGAGGCGCTTAAACGAGCAAACTATACGCCGGATAGAACTTTGAAGGCTGAGTTGCTGAAGCTTAATTTTGATGAGAAATGGGCTTTAGCTATAGATCGTATGTCTGTGGTTGAGCCAGGTATCCGTGAGAAGGCCAGATCAATGATTGAGAAACTTATCTATAATTACGAAAATCTGTGCGATCTTGAGAAGTATAAGGATAAGGATGATGTCAATGATATAAAGAAATTTGTTGATGCTACTACTAAGATAGCCCAAGAGTTACCGGGCTTGATTACAAAGATGGAAGAGGGATTCGGAGTATCCAATAGGGGTGAGGAAGAAGATGAAAATAGCACAGGATTCGATAGAGAGTATTATCAAAACGCAAGTGAAAAGTAAACGATATAATAATATATAAGCCATGCTTCAATTAATTCAAACAAAACAAAATAAGCCAAACCGGATTGAAATCCGAGAAGATCTGAAAGATGAGAAATACCATGTTGAGTATGCTCGTTGGGTAATCGGTGAAGGGTTGCGTCAAAAGCAGATCGAACACATAGCTAAGTATCAAACTAACATGAATTTCTACAAGAATAAGCAGTGGATCATGAAAGAGGATACTGAGGCATTTTTTAAAGACGAATCTGGACAGGATCGCAATCGTATTAAAGTAACCCGTAATTTCATCCAGCCCATGATAGAACAATATCGTGGAAACGCAGAACGGATGACATTTGATGTAAAGGTCCAAGCCATATCGCCCATGGCAAAAAGTCGTCGGGATAAGTCTCTGGCCCGGTTACAAGCGTATGGTTACGCGGCTGAATTATTCCCGGAATTCGGGAAGGAAATGGAGAAGAAGGGGTATCTAACTGGTAAGGATGAGGATGATATTGCCATGCGATTCGAGAATAATTATGTGGATAGCTTTGTGGTTGCGATGAATAGGTTACTAAGATATGTAGCCAAGACTTCTAGATTAGACCGGTTTAAGAAACAACTTGCTGTTGATATCGCTACTGGTGGTATAGGCATTGTTCATCCATACCCGCTTAATGGAGAATGGCAATTCAAAAGAATTCCGGTAGATAGGTTTGGTTGGGACAGAGGAGCAATAGAAGAAGATCTTTCCGATTCTGAATATTTTTTTGAGTTTGATTATTCCCTGGCTACCGATATTTATGAGCGTCATCAAGCATTATCTTTACCCCAGAAGAAGGCTATTGAGGATTATGTATCCCAGACTATAGGTACACAGGCAAATGGACAATCTTTTGATATTCGTCACAGGGTACCAACATATAATGCAACTTGGAGAGATACGGTTGTGGATACATTTGGGTATGTTACGGATCAATTTGGGCAAAGAATATTGGAAAGACTTAATTATGTATATGAGGGAGAAGAGGATATAAGGTATACGAGAATGGATGTGATTCCTCTTCAGGATCTAACATCATACCAAAAGAAAGTATTGCGCGGGAGATCTACCAGGAATCTGCAGGTTGACTTGTGGAGATTCTGTCGATTTATTCCATATGAGATTCTTTCCGCTTCAAAATATAATCCATCCAAGGCTGTTGAGAGTGTTGTTTTGGATTTCGGTATTATCCCTTATCAAGAACCTGATCTTTATATGCCAACCAATATGAAACCCCCGTACAAGTGTGGTACATGGGCGTATATGGATGGGGAGACCATGGCTCCAATTGATGTGGTTATCAATCCACAAAGAATGATTAACCGGTTTATGTCGGTTATGGAGAATCAGATTAATAATGCTGGCGGAGCTGGAGTTGTGTTTGATATGGATTTATTTGATGAAGGAACTGAAGACGAAGTTGCTGGAAAAATGAAGAGATCTGAGCCAATAGGTATTCGTGGAAGAGCCCGCGGTGTTAATAATGCTGTAGGGCGTTATGATGCCGGAGTTAAAGAAACTACCCTGGTTTTCTCAGAATTGATTGAAAACTTCCGTCTTGGTATTGAACAGATTAGTGGGGTGAATGAGGGATTGAAGGGGCAGCAGAATCCGGATCAATTGGTCGGGGTTATGCAATTGGCCATCCAGAGAGGGTCTATTATGCAGGAACCATTTTACGCGGCCATTAATTCGGTATTCAATGGATGCTATCAGAATATAGCTACATCCGGAAAGAGATATTATATAGATATGGATACTGAACTTGTTGATGCAGTAGGTGAAGAATCTGCAGAAGTCTTAAAAATTTCTAAAGATATGAGACATGAGCAGTTCCGAACTAGTCTTGTTCGTACCATTGATCCAGATAGTGAGCGTGTATATGTAGATCAAAGAACGATATCATGGTTACAATATGGTTTGATTGATGGAGAGACTGCTGCAACTCTTACAGGCAGGGCTACTGATGAAGAAGCCTTAGCGGTGCTCAGATCATTTCACCGCAGACTTGCTGAACTTAAACGTAAGCAGTCACAAGTTGGAGAAGATCAGGCTCAGGCACAGGCTCAGGCACAGGAAGAAACTGGTCAAGTTTTATACGGAGAGAAATTACGAGATGAGGCTAGAGAAGATTCGCAGAAAGATAAGGATCGGGCTACGAAAATTATTTCCTCTGCAATTAAACCTGGAGCCGGCACTAAATAATTTTTTGGTAAGTATTAAAACTATATGTACATTTGCTTAGAATGATTCTAAATAAGAACAACGTGATAAAATTAAATTAAGATGGCAGACGGAAAAGCACCCGCAGATGGCGCACAGGCAGCTAATGCGGCAGGTGGTGTCTTGAGTGCGGACGCACTAGCGGAGATTACCAAAGGAAAAGGAACAGGAGCAGGCGCAGCAGCGCCAGGGGCGCCGGCACAAATAGCTGGTCAAGAACCTAAGAAAATAGTACCTAAAGGAGGAGACGCAGCAGCAGCAGCAGCGGCCGCCGCAGGGGCAGTTACGAAACCTGTAACACAAGTGGCAGAGCCGGTAACGGTGAAAACTGCTTTTGGAACGAAGACATTTGGAGCAGTAGAGGATGAGGACGGAAACATTACCTTGGCCTCATTCGAAGATGTTCAGGCATTTGCGAAGGCAAATAACCTGGATCTCAAAGAAGTAAATGATCTGCAAGCACTTATCAAAGAACACGGTAAGTTCAAAGCAGAGGCCGCACAACTTGGCGGACTCCAGACACAAGTTGAAACATATGAACGTACATTGAAATCATTGCCAACTGACGTATCGTTAATCATGAATGCGGCGTTGAAAAATCAGGATTATGCACAATTAATCCAGAACATTGCTCAACGCGGCACGTTGGATTTCTCTAAACCGTTTGGTACTTATATCGATTATGATTTAATCAACCATTACGGTGATAAGAAATATTCACATGAGGAGTTTAAAGAGATGGAAACCGAGCATTTTAATGCTCTGAAAAATCTGGCTAAAACTAAGTACGAGACGGATCAAATAAGTTACACTGCTACAGTGGAGCAGAATCAGCGAGAAGCAGACGTGGTCCAACAAACATTCGACCAATCTGTTGAAAACTCTATCAAGCTGCTGAGGAGCAACAACCCTGATATGGGTGAGCCCGAGATAAAGCGGATACGAGACATAATGACGTCTGACCTGCAGAACACCTTGTTTAATCCCGATGGATTTAGTTATAAGGCAGAGGCCGCAGAGAGAATTGCAATGCAGGAATTTGGTAAGGAGGCGATCCTGGCCCAGCAACACACTATTGGTGATTTAGTTGCGAAGGCACAAAATAAGGGACAATCCGCAGCCAATGAACAGATCCTTGAACACAGTGATAAACGACCAGCAGCTGGTGTGGGTTCAGGCGGAGCAGATCAAAATCAGATCTCCGCAGCGGTTCAGAAAGAGGTTGGTTTTATGAAGGCCTCAGGATAATTAATTAATAATTTTAACTTTTTAAATAATACTTAAGAAAATGGCTGATCCTTTTAACAGTGCAAATTCCTATATTGCCCAACCATCCCCGGTAGAGCCCGCAGAGGTTCATAATCCGGCACCATGGAACCTGCAACCTATAGGTTCAGAATATGCTTCGGAATTTAGTTATGACGAAACTATTCTGATTCGCAGAGCGATAGCTCGTGAAATCTTTGATGCGGTCCCTAAGAAATATTTCACTTTGCGGTTACTTATGGATAAACCCATACAATATGAAGCTAACGATGTGTTTACATATCTTGAGAAGACTTTTGGTAGGGTAGCTCTCAAAGCTGCTGGTGGTGTAGCGGCTGGTGCAACCCAGGCTATTACCATGACAGCTGGTGGTGGATCTAATGTAACCATTAATAAAGTTCTTGTATATCCTGATAACAGTAAGGGTATTGTCAAGACCGTGTCCGGTGACGTAGTTACCGTCCAGAAATTTAATGGTGCTGCTGATCTTACGGCAGTGTCTACCGATGATTATTTCTCTATTCAAGCTGGCGTTATTGCTGACGGTCAGAATTTCCTGACTCATTACGATAGAATGTCCAAGATTGAGCGGTACAACTATATTCAGTTGATGCACCGTGACAAGCGTTGGAGCCGTAAGGAAATGACTAAATTTGCCAACCTTGCAAATACTAACTACTATGAATTGGACAAGAAAGAACAGATGGATCTGTTGCTTCAAGATATGTTCATTTCGTTGTGGAATGGTATGAGGGGTGAAGTAAATATTACAGTACCTGGTACTAATGGTGCTGCTCCTTACAAAGCGATGACTATGCAGGGAATCTTCCCGAGTATGGTTGCTGCTGGTTCGGCAAGTGCCTCAGGTGTTACCAAAGCTACTCTTCAGGAATCGTTTGAAACTTTGTGTTTTGAGACAGATTATAAATCTGAAGGCGGAGTTCGCTTCGTATTCGCACAGAACGCGCTTCTGTATGAATTGTCTAAAACCTGGAAAGAAACAGGTTTAAGGTATAAGCCGGATGATAAGATTGGTGATCTGAACCTTCAGATCTATAAGATCGGAGACATGAGTTTCGTTCCTGTAACAACTGAATTGTTTAAGGAAGTTTCTTGTTTTCCAGTTACCTGGCAACATCGTATTTTTGTTCTTGATATTGAGACTATCCATCCTGTGTGTATGCAAGGATACCAGTCCATTGAACTGGGTCAGACTTCTCCTAAGGGGACGAATGGTTCGATTCAGGACTATACAGAATGGTGGGCACAGGGAATGCTGAGCTTGAAGTTCAACAACCCATTGTCGTCTTTCTATCTTGATACAACTGGTATCACTTCAAATTTGATAACTGCTCATAATCCTCAGTAGGATGATATAAAGTAGGGGGACTTTGGTCCCCTTACTTATTTTTTTATACGTGATAAAATTAAATTAAGATGCAAAACGAGACAAAAACTACCCCAGCTTCAAAGAAGACTGCAACGGCTCCAAGGGCTAAACTCAGTGATGGGGACATCAAGCGCCAGAAGGAGCTGATGGAATTGAAGAAAAAGAATGAACAGCTGGAGAAAGATCTCCAGGCAGCGAAAGAGCAGGCCGCAAATCCTACCCCCAATAAGGTGGAAGTTATGGCACAACCGAAAATCGATCCCAATGAAGCGAAGATAGGGGCCATGGCGGTTCAAATCAAGTTACTTTCGGATCAAGTGATGCTATCACAATCTATGCAGGTTCAAGGTAAGCCCAGGTATAAGCCTGTGCCTCCTGAAGACTTTCAAGACGAAGGCGTCATGTTTTCATCCAGGAGAGTTTTTTATGTAATCGGCTCATACCTTGATCATAGGGGTGTGGAAGTAATGCCTCCATACAAGTTGATCACACTTCAGTATGCGTCTAGCGATAGACGTAAGGAGGGACATGAGGAAACGATTGTTAATAATTGTGCCTTTACAACGCATTTGAAAGGAGAGATTGAATTTTTACGGAATCATCCGTTATATGGTGTTGAATTTTTCGAGAGTTTAAATCAAACCATGCGATCAGATGGTATATATAACGAGTTTCGGGTTAAGGCTGCGAATCAAGTAATAGCCATGAAGGATGAGAATGTAATTAATACCTGTTATCAAAAGGGTGTTAATGGTGTCGATAAGATGGGCATCAAAGATTTACGTCGAATGTTAACAGGCGTATTTGCTGAAGAATATATCGGCGCGGCAAAAGAGCTGCAAAGCGATATAGACAGAAGAAGGTTGTTGGGCCAACCATCAGCTGAGTAAAATATGATTCTTACATCAGAGTTGCAGGCGGACTTGGATTTTCTTGTCGATGATGAGAATTCAGATCGCTATAATTTTACTAATGACCATATGCCGGCTATTAATGCGGCTGTAAGATATATTATGTCTGCGTTTGACAAAGCGTTTGAGCGTGGCGTACTTGCGCCTACTGTATTTAATGAATTACTTTTTGGAGTAATATGCGCTCCTACTCAAATCGACGGTGAGGATGCTGTTAGGGTTCCTATAACAAGTGCTTTAATAGCGGGTGAAACGCTTTGGAGGCTTGTAGGCGTTGATCCGGTTCCTGTTGTAAGTACGACTGATTATATAATGGCGGGAGCAAGGATGGCAAAATTTATACCATTTATTGATTCCGGTGGCGCGACTGAAGATCCTTTTGAGCCCGGGTATGCCGAAGTAGCAGATGATATTAATGCTTATTCATACACTCAGATAAATACTATTACCCCAACAGGCTCCCCCGCACAATATTTAGTTGTGCGTCCGAAACCCCCAGGAAGTGTGGGAATAATTCATCTCAGGACCCCAACGAAGGTAATTGCTGCCAATACTGAGTTTGAGTTTCCGTATGTGTTATACCAACCGGTATTAATGAAAGCTTATCAGTATATGATGATTCAGGCCGGCAAACAGCCGCTTCAGAATATGCAAGTAACTGATAAGGATGTTCAGGAACTAGTATCATTATTTATATAATTATGGCCAGCAACGCAACCATACGACAAGTAGTCTTCGATGTTCTCCGGACAGTTCGTGAGAACCATCCCGAAGCTGACGTAACCGTAGCTCAAGTGGCTTATTGGGTCATTCTTCATGCGGACCGGTTACGGCGTTATCACATAGGTGAAACGCTTACTGGCCGGTATATGGTTACATATCCTAGTATTGACGCTTTGGTTGATCCGGACACAGGTAGAAATTATTGTATAATACCCACGTCTATCTATGACATGAAGGACGATAAGGGAATTAACTATCTTAGTTATAAAGCACAATTGGATTTGAATTCACCTACATTCACGAGTGTGGTATTCACCCGTATATCCCCCGCGCAGGCGCGTAGATTATATATGAGTGAAGATGAGAAGCCATCCGCTAAAAATCCGTATTTCTATACTTCTGGGGATAGGATATACTTTCTTGGATGTGAACAAATAAATTTGACGACTATAGAGGCGGGTTTATATGTGACCCTTCAGGCATATGATACAGCCATGGATTTGGATCTTGAATTGGATATCCCTCAGGAGTTGATACCAACACTTAAGAACGAATTGGTTACTATGGGATTATTTATTTCCAAGTTGCCGAAGGAATATGATGAACAAATTAAAGAACAGGCGATTAACGTCGTTACCAATAAAGACCTTGAATAATGACATTCTCTTTTGATGATCTTATTAGTATACAGGAAGTTATAGCCGACGCCACAGTAGATGTGGATGATAAGGAGATGCAGAAATTAACTCCCGGATGGTACCGGAAGCAAGTGAAGAGAGCTATGGATGAATTATCCTTTGATGTTCCTTTCATTAAAGTAGTTAAGGATATTATAATGCCTGACGATATGAAGGTACCTGTCCCCAAGGGATTCTATAATATTGATAAGATACACCTTTTTACCGGGACCCCGGATAATATTGGATATGTTGAGAATGTTTATTGGAAGAAGGGATTTGAAACCAGGGGTGGAGTGATCAGAGAAGATGAATGGACTGCTTCCGGATACACAGCAAATAATCACGAGAATAATATAACAGACCCATTTTTCAAAGTAAGCGCATTAAGGCAATCGCCTAGAAATGCTTATTACTTTAATACGCGGAATGGTATAATCTACTTATCCTCAGCGTGTGGCGCCTATGATTATGTCAGAATCGTCGGTACAGGTATAGCTACATCTGAGCTGGATATTGACAATATAAAAATAGTTCCGCCGTTTGCGATAAAAGCCGTAACTTTGTGGGTAGTCGAGAAAGCAGCCAGGGCATTGAAGAGCACAGATGGCCGTGACAGGCGGTATAGAACGATTCAAACTGATGCGGCCTTACAGCTGGATGAGTATGGATTTAATGGAGCCTGGCATGAGGCCAAGACAAGATTGAAGCAGATTGACACTAAGAAGTGGCGGGATCTTATTGAGTACAATAGTAAAATGACATCATAAAAATTTAAACAATGGAAGGATATAACAGAGTATCGAAATATGGTTCAAGGAGAATAGCAGTTACTGACGTTCCCCATGCCATAGACGCGCACGTTGTTGAAGTAATAACTGCAGCTACATTTACACATCTGGCAGAGAATGGAAATACTGCTGAGGATACACCTGTTGCGCAGGTTGAGACAGTTACTGTAACAGGTACTAGCGGTACTGCTACAATAACTGAAGTCGGAGGACTTAGCAAAGTTGTAACGTGGACTACAAACCTCACTGATACAGCTGCTGCTTTTGTAACCTCTTTTGCTGCCGCTTACAAATTAGAGGCTATAATTGTTACTAGCTCTGGTGCTGATATTATATTTACAGCAGCTATCGTAGGTACACCAATTGTTGCTCCAGTGATTGCACCTTTAACCGGTGACCTGGACGGCACAGTAGCGCATACTACGGCTAACGTTGGTTCCTCATTGGGGGATCATGGCGTATATGGAGAATTAGCAGCTGGGGAGAAAATACATGCAAAAACAAAATTTACCTCTGTGATGATATCAGGTGGGGTAATAGTCGCATATTAATTTGAATTATCTAAACGTTTAATCATTTATAACAATTACTACCATGAAATTATTTAATGAAAAAAATCAAGTTGCTGTTATCCCCGTGGATGGTGATACAGTAACTCTTACCGGTACTTCGGGAACTGCAGCCGTCACAGTTAATGGCGTAGGTTATGTAGCTACCTTTGATACCGATTTGGACGAAACCAGTGAAGACTTTCAGGTTACCCATCAGCCCGCTTTAACCCTTCTGGGTATTAAGTGTACTGTTATCGGTAGCGTAAAGCAGGTTGATACAATTACCGTAACCGGTAGTTCCGGAACGGCGAATGTAGCTGTCGCTGGGGGCTTAACCAAGCTTGCAACTTGGGATACCAGCCTTACTAAAACTAATACTAATTTTGTAACGGCTCATGCTGATGCATATTTAGCTGTTGGTATTGTTGTTACCGCTTCAACGGATACTCTTATTTTCACCTCTGTTAATGCAGGGGAAGAATTTGCTCATCCGACTATTACAAACGTATCTGGTAATCTTGCTGGTTCTGTTGCTAATACAACTGCTCCAGCATCACTCTTAGGTTTTTCTAAGAGACGGCACCTTATTCCAACTGAAAGAGTTATTGTAACTGTTGCAAATTTGACCGGCGACTTGAACGGTACTATAGCAGCTACATTTGTTCCTAATCTTGACATAGCCAGAGTATTTCAATTGGCTTGTTCCGAACCTACCACGATTGGTCCAGCTATTAATATGCAGGACAATTCGTATTTAAGGCTTGAGATCGTCACGGATGGTAACCATACCATTACATGGGACGCCCAGTATCAATTTGCTGGAGGTACCGAGCCTAGTCAGACTTCAACGGCTAAAGATATCCTTGAAGGGTTTTATAATAAAGCCGCTGGTAAGTTCTATATGACTAACAGGACAGCTGACGTTAAGGCATAAGATTAGCTACCTCAAGTAGCGTGGCCAGTATAATTAACTGATCCCACGGGTACGGGTACGGGTATATCCATGCCCGCGGGATTTTTTTTTATTTCATATCTATGAAACCATTAGAATACATTACCAATTTATTTTTGCGTGGAATAGACGCAGATACTGATGAGAATCTTTTAGTTCCGGATCACAGTTCAATACGACAAGCATACTTGATGCGTAGGACTATTAACGGTACCTATAAAAGAGCGCCGGGGGATGTTATTCACGAAGATAGGGAAGAGGATGCAACACAATATTGTACAGGTCTATTCAGTTGGGTAACGGAGAACTATGTAGTAGAGTTTTGGTATAACACATCCACATACGTTAAAACAATTTACGTTTCTGGTACTAAGGTAGCAGAACACGCAGACATTCCCGGGTCCCGAATTGGTATGATTGATGCGGCTATAGATGAGGATGATGGGATTATGTATATAACCGACGGCCAGGCTGCACCCGTATATTATGATTTATACGATGTAATTAATAGTTTTGCTACTCAAAAATACTTTACGGAATATGATGCAGAGGCTCATAGGTTACAATTAGTAACCCATACAAATCAGCCAAAATTTATAGGACTTGAATATGTGGGCGCCGGATCTGGACTTATTGGTGGTGGATATACATATGCTGTTCGTTATACTGATCCACAAGGAAATGCCACAAATTGGTCACCATCTACTCCTGTGATTCCGGTTCATACAGAGGCTGTAATTACAACTCCAGGTAATACAAAGAATGGAGTGTTTACTACTGGTGATGAGCCTGGTGGGCTAACAAATAAAGGTATACGAATCAGATTTCGTGTAACTAACGAAGCTGGATTTGCTTATATGCAGATAAAACGTACGGCGCATAACACTGGGCAATCTCCTGATTTTAGTCCTAATCCGGAATATCTTAACTTGGTTGCTGATGCTGATGGCGCCGCGGTTGATATATCCTCAACGGTTTATGATATTATTGATTTTATTGATAAGGATGGACTTGATTGGTTACCGCTTGATGAAGCTTCAGAATTAGAATCTCAAGCAATTAAATTATGTAAGACAATCAGATTGACTGATGGCCGCTTGGTTATAGGGGGTGTTGAATATGAAGCTAGAGATCTTTCTTCATTATCTGATAATGCATTCATTATAGATAGTGAAAGTAAACGCGCTCAGCCGGTTAATATGGATCTTGGATTTGAGGGTTTTAGTAAAACGTGGAATCAAGTTTATCGAAAGAATTCTACCAGGGGAGAGAGATTCGGATACGCAATACAATGTGTAGATGACCTTGGAGGATTAACTTTTGCTGTACCTATACCAGATTTGGAGAATTATCAGATGCCAAATAGGCGTGATGCCATGACGGGGGTTTCTGAAGTTTTATCCAATCTTTATACCGATGAAAGACCAGAGTATGCTCTTTATGATTCCGATGATACTGATTCCTGGGATAGAGCTTATGAAGTATTTAGTCGTGTATGGCAGGACACTCAACCTGCGGGAACTTCCAGATCACCTGCAATGCTAGATGTAGATGGCGTCTCAGCGTCATTTGATTCATTTCAACCGCTATATCCCGCCGGGAAAGGTGATAATAAGGACTGGGGATTTAGATCTGATATGCCATGTGATCAGATGGATGATCACACTTATAATTTTCATCAATCTTTAAATAATCATATTTGGTCCCTTGGTTGGGCTTTTACGGGTATTAATACAAATCTACTTCCATCTTGGGTAAGGGGTTTTAAGATTGTACGCACCCCGCCGGCTAATCGCGTATTGGCGCAAGGTCTTGCGACTTATGTTTTTGCTCAACAGGGGAGTCAAAGCCCGGCTGAAAAAGAGGGATCTAAATTGACTTTTTATTCCCCTGATATTGATCCATTTTATGGTAATAAAGCTTATCTGTATGACGATATCATTAATAATCCAGATGATTATCAGTTACAATTAGTTAGCGTACTTGGGTTTAACTCTTCTGCTTTCTCTGGTTCTTATGAGGCGCCGAATTGTTACAGTGTGGATTTATTATCCTATGCTAATATTGCTTATGAGAATTATATTTATAATGGCCTGGACCCGCTGGCTAAAATAGGCCGTGGATCTGGTCATGTGACATTCGGCAGATGGCGGAACTACTTGGGATTAGCCGGATCTAATATGGGAGCAGGAATAACATCCAGATCTCCTGATTATTTGTTTGATATCAGCAGCGTCGAAAAAATCGATGGTGGGCAATATGGTAATTCAGATGGTCGTAGTCATATGTTGGAGTTAACGGTGGATGCAGCCGTTTACGCACAATTAGATACTATGACAAAATCTACAGGAAATGATAACGTTAACAGAGTATTTCATGAGCCTGTTTATATAGTCAACATAGTACATAATAATGCTAATATCCTTACTACCAATACGCAAAGCTACCAAGATACCGGCGTATATCAGAAACTTGAGAGTATTATAGGAACCGCAATCGGCGGATCTGGTCAAACTTATGCTCTTGTAGATGAGCGTCCGGAAGATGTACATGCCGCTAAGATAGCCGCTGCTGATGCTGATGTGAGATACATCATGGTTAATGGGCAACGGTGGATGGATGTAACACTTGAAGCTAGTGGTAGTATAACAACTTGGGGCGCAGCTATTAATAGCGGCGGAGGTCTTGGGACTGGGTATTTTACACTGTACGGTAAGAATTATTACGGCATGTATACCATTACAGCCTCATGGATTAATAATGGGCAGGCCACTATCTTTACAGTTGATCCGAAGAATCCTGTTACCATTAAATTTGATGTTGTAGCCACTTTAAATTTCTATCCTCCTGAAGGTGATGAGATAAAAGTTGTGTATAATAATAATAGTCCAATCATAGTATTTGGAGGTGATTCATTTGTTGGTGAAGTGTTTAATGCTGTTGTAGATAATAAAGTTAATGGCGCTAAAAGTATGGGTCAAATTACTGATTCAATACAAGCTGACGCTCCAACTGAACAATTACAGATAAATGGGCCCATGCCTGGGTATACCTATAGAATATCCGGAGTAAATAATGCTGTTTTTATTCCGCGTCATGCTAAAGAGGCTCCAGTTTCGGGCGGGGGTGTACAAGCCAGATCAATGTACGATAATGAAAGAACACCTGTTTCTGATATAATACCAGATGATTATAATATTACTGTAGATAATATTCGTCAATGGGTATTCGGTTTTATCTGCGAAAGCAAATCAAATACTATTTTAGCGTATGGTGATACTTATCCGAGACGTAATTATGTGCAGCGGCCTACTAGTTACCCAGCTAGAAATACCGATGAGGAACCAAAGGATTATTATCTTCGTGCTGCTGTCTACAGTGATTACTATGATAAATTTGGCGATGAGTACCTGTTATGGGAGCGTGGTGGGTTTGTAACGCCACAGATGCTCAACTATGACTATACCAAAGATGTGTCCGCTAGGGCCGTTAATAAGCCCTTAGCTGGATATGCAGAGCGGGTTAAGTTTTGGCAGCGTCTAGCCTTTTCTCTGGATAAGAATCCGGCGATACAGAATTCTCCGTCCCTGAGAACATTTCTTCCGATTAATTATTATGATTTAAAGCGAGCGGATCGTGGACAGATCACTATTTTATATGATGCCGTGAGTGGTCAGGGAAGGAATTTATATGCAGTTACAGAGAGTGGCCTTGCATTAGTTCTTACTAATAAAACTGTCATGCGCGGTGCGGTTGGGGAGCAGGTAGGTCTCATAGATTTGGAAGGTAAGTTTATTCAGGATGAAATCTGGTTAAACACTGCAGTAGGATGTCCAAGTCAGTTATCCAGAAGTAAATCTGAGGGGGTAATGGAGACGGCGGATGGTCAATTTGTGCAGGCATTATCATGGGTCAATAATAAAGGTGTTATGCTATTCTTTAATAATGATGTTAGGAATATCATAGCAAATTGGAGAGATAGATTATATGCTGTATGTAAAGGTTTACCGCACGGTACAAATTATCCGACATTATTAACAGTATTTAATGAAAGGGAAAATGAATTGTGGGTAGAGATGGCCGGCAATATGTATGTGTTCAATTTCTTTTTGAATAACTGGACTCATGAACTTCCCCATGATTATGATAGGATGATATTTAAGAATAAAGAATCGGCTACATATAATGAATGGCCATATCTTCTTGGAGCCAGGGCTGATAGACTGTACTCAGTTGAGAACGGTACATACACTCTGTTAAGTGATTCAGAAGAAAACATGGACCCATATATTGATATCGTAATTAATCCGGATTTACATACATCCTGGGAATTTATTGATTATTTATTGCATGCAAATGCGACTCCAAAAGAAATGATATTTGATACAGGTGCATCATCTCCTAATACAGATACGCCGCCTGTAGTAAGGGATCTGAATCCGGGTTTGTACTCTTATATAGGACGCAGGGATTCAGGAGCTAAAGATACTAAAGCAATGCAGGGACCATACCTTACCATTAGGATTACATTTGATGGTTCCTTAACTACCGCATACGAAGTGAAGGCGATCCGTGTAGGCTTTAATAATATTATTGAGTAATGGTAAATTAATTGTATATTGCATATTGATGTGTTAGATAAAGTAAAACGTGATGAAAACTAGGAAAACAACAAAGATTACAAAATTGCAGCTAGTTAACGAACTGTCTGAGTATACGACGATTACAAAGGTCCAATGTGACTTTATGTTTGATTCGTTGCTTGCGATAGTTAAGGAACACTTGCTGAATGAAGATGAAGTAGAATTAAAAACCTTGGGGCGCTTTTGTTTTGCGCAGAAGGGTGCGCGTCCGTCAAACATGACTGGTGATACCATCCCTGCCCATAAGCAGCTTAAATTTAGAGTTGCTGACCGACTTAGTCGGGTAATAAGAGTGGACTCAAGAGAATATTAAACTAAAGCCATGCCAGACATTAACATTGCTCATGAAAGTTGGAAGGGAGCCGGCGCTGGGGCCGTATCAGGAGCCGCCACTGGAGCCACTATAGGCTCACTTGGTGGTCCTATAGGTATCGGTTTAGGTACCGGTATAGGCGCCGGAATTGGGGCCATTGTAGGATTTTTCGGCGGAAGAGGAAAAGCTAAATCTGCTTATGAAGATCTTAAATCCTCAGAGTCCTCTTTTGCTCAAGCCAGAGAAACTGCTTTAACCCCAATACCAGATCCAGGTTTTGCAGATTTTGGAAGAGAGCTCAGACGAGAGAAAAGGATGGTGGAGACAGGAATGACTCCCGAATTCCAGACGGCCAAGGATTTGCTGGAGAGGACCAGTGCTCAACAAGCCACTGTTGGAATGAAGTATAGCAGTCCAGCGATGGCCATGTCATTCATGAAACAGTCTGGTATACAAATGGGAGAGAATATTAACAAGCTACTCGGAATGACTGGATCGCAGAGAACTGAATACAACCAGCAACTTATGAATGTGATGAGAGCATTATACCAAAAAGGCTCAGTAGAATCGCAACGGGCGCTTGATGTAGATTTATGGGAAGCCATTCAATCCAAAGCCGATTATGCTCAATTTGCTTCGGCTATGTTCCAGAATAGGAATATGATGAATATGCAGGCTCTAAGCGAGCTGCCTGGTCTCGTACAGAATGTAGCACCTATGTTTGGAGGCGGCGGTGGAGGAATCACTTCTACTACTCCAATGTAGGATAAAAATTTAAAATCATGTCAGAAAATAAAAATCCGAGCGTAGTAAAAGAAGGTGGAACAAGTAATTATAGTATGTCCAGGAGTGAATTAACGAAGTCTGATGCATCCTATATTGATAAACTACAAAGGAGTTTTCAGGCCCCTTCGCCAGGCGCTCAAGCAAAAAGTACTTATTTTCCAAGTGCAGATAGACCTTTACAGGCCGGCACATTCGGAAGTAAGTCGTTGGGTAATATTCCTATATTCGTTGCTAATCAGGGTCTTATACCTATTGGCATGTTGGAAGCTAGACGCAAAGCTGAGCAGGATGCAGCCGTTAAAGAATTTGCGATGTTTGGGCCGGCCAATAATGAGGCCCTTGATGCATACATAGAGTTGGTAAATCCGTTAGCCCAGGATGAATTTAATGCTAAATTGCAAACAAACATTAATACTTATCTGGATGAGAAGGCTCATGAACTAGATGGCGATTATACTAAGGCTAGAATGCTGACCAAGTATGATCCCGGGTTTAAGAATATGATCAGAGGTTATCAGACATATGCCAGGATGTATAACCAATTGGCCCCCAAAGCTATGGATATACTTGCCAAAGCCGTTAATTCGGCAGAGAATTACGTTAATGATGACGCTGTTCAAAAAGCTGCGGCTTTTATTCATAATCACGATAATCTTGGAACGAAAAGTATTGAGGAATTAAATAAATTTGTTGGTGAATTCCAAGCTTATACCGGCATTAATGACGCCGTTACAGCGTCTCTAGGCCAGATTAAAAGTAGGGTAACAACTACCATAACAGAGAATGCTAAATTATCAACTGATGCTTATAAGGTATTAGAGCGAGTTCAGCAAGAAGGGTTTTACACTGATGATGAAAAAGATATGTTAGTAGAAGATGCTCTACAGTCATATCCTTATTTGGAAAGTGATCCAAAAGCGAAGGCTATATTTAGTAAGCAGTTTAGGGCTGGTATCAAGCAGACAGAGGATAAGACTGTTACAGCCGTCCGTAGGGAGATGGCTGAAAGACAGAGAAGTATAAATCAATCATTTGGTTTATTTGGAAACGCTGATCGTGGATACAGTGGAACAAAGATACCAAAATATAGCGATGACGGTCAACGGCAATATGATACTCATCAAATATCTCTCCCCGCAGTTAACGCAGGTAAAAGAGCTACTTCTATAGATATCAGTCCTAATGATATAGTTAGTATCCGAACTCAGAAGGGCGATGTTATACGCGGGTATTTTAATTCTCCGTTGAAGGCCAGACCTACTAATATGTATAAAGATCCTACAGATAAGTTACAAGTATCCAGTACATTGGATATTCAAGCTATGATTGATTATAAAGATCCGGACACAGGTAAGGAAGAAGGTCTGAAGAAAGGGAAATTATTCTTTAATGTAGTTGGTCCCACTGATGGAGAGAAAACAATTGATGTTATTGATCTTGGTGGAGCCGCTGAAGTGATGATACCGGAAGAGCGTTTAATGGGTCAAATGTCTACCCAGTATGGTAAAGCTGTTTGGAATGATGTGAGAAATGCTGCACAGCAGACTCCAACTCCAGTATTAGAACCAAGGAAAGAGGGTGGACGTAATAAGTTCATAACTATGGAAGAGGCTACAGAGGATCAAAAAGCGTGGTCTAAAAGTAAACGAGAAAGACGAGCCAGGGAAGGATTTGCTGAGAGGAAAAAGGAGACTGGCCTTGGTACTTACATAGTAGAGGATCTTGAATTAAAAAACGCAGCGGGAAAATGGGTGTCGTATGAAAAAATTATTGCCGGGGGTAAATGGACAAGGGAAGATATACTCAAGGGATTAAACGAAGGTACTGCTACAGAATTCCGAATTAAATAAGAATAATCATGCCAGAAGACGATATCAAAAGTCAGAATACGCAATTACCCGAAGATGATTTTGGGTTTGGACCAGCAGTAGCTCCTCAAGCAGAGATAGTTCCGGAAGATGATTTCGGTTTTTCTGGCGGGGGTGTGGAGGATATTAAACTGTCTCCAGACGGGCGGCGTATAAAAGAAGAAGTTGATCAGGAGGATGATCTAAGTCCATGGGAAGAATTATTTGGTGCACGTGGCGAACCTACAAAGGAATTCAGTACAATGGGAATAGCTGGTGGTTTGTTTAATCCAACTCGTCCAGATTTGGCTGAAGCGTCGCAGAGTAAATTAGAAGAAACATATGTATTTCGCGCTGGATTTAATGGCTCTTTGATGGGTCTGGCTTACGATATATTGAATGGTGAGGCAATGTATGATCAGGAGGAACTGGATAAAATGGACCCTAATTTTTTACAGGATGTAGCCGCTATATCATTAGGATTTCTTTTTGATGGTCCGTTATTCGCGGCAGGAGGACTTATAGGTAAAGGCGCTATGATGCTTGGTACAAGGACTGCTTTAGGAAAAGGTATGGCTTATGGCGGATTTAATTTGGTCCGTAAGGGATTGATGAAAATGGGTGTAAAAGGTGTTCTGGCTGAGGATATGATCGCAGCAGCCGCTACAAAGAATGCAAAAATATTACTCAATCTAGCGGCTAAAGCTCCACCAGTCATAGAGGGGATGGGCGGTAGTGCGGGAGCTCTGGGATTATATAATGTTGTAGGAGAGACACTTAATCAAATGAATGAGGAGGATATTCCCATGAGGGAAGTTGAATGGCGTGATGTAAGGAAACAAGGCGTGATCGGAATGAAAATGGGTGTTGCTTTAGGGGCTGTCGGAATAGGTGGTAAGTATCTGGAATCTGTTATGGCCAAAGGGTTAGGTAAATTTGGTCAACTGAGTGGAAAGGGTATTGCTTTTGGAGCTGAAATAGGTATATTTGGGGCCGGTGATGCATTTTTGCAGGATAAGCCTTTGAGTAGTATTGACTGGATGCATGCATTAAAGATGGTACTCGGATCTAAAAGCGCTGGTTATGTTCAACACCCTGAAGCTACCATTAAGAAATATAGTAAATATTTTGAGCAGTCAAAAGCATTTGATAAGCCCGAACGTAAAAAAGAATTCGATGCTGAATTCACCCCATTGGAAAAGGACATGGTTGAAGGTTACAGACCGGAGGGAGAAATAGGACCTTTCTCGAAAACATTGAATGATAAGACATTTATTGATATAATGGCAGATGAGAATATTCCATGGATTACAAAATCTAAATTATTGTACGAACGTACTGGTAAATTTGCTAAAATTACGCCGGAAATAAACAGTGTTGAGATATTTAAAAGTGAGGAAGGTTACGGCATTAAAGCTTACCAGGTAGACAAAGATGGCAGTAAAATGTTGGTAGATGCTGTTAGGGCAACTACTAAAGGCGAAGCTGAAAAGAGTGCCAGGTTCCTGGATAAGGAGGCTGTTGACATAGGTAAGCACAGAGAATTCGAAAAGTTATCATTACCTGATAAAGAAGCTGTATCTAATGGTACTATGGATAATGGTATAGATCTTAATAAAGTACTGGATGCATGGGAAACCCGGCCCGAACATAGATCAGCTGAACAGGAGAAATTAATGCGGAAATTCTATACCACATGGAATGAGTCTTTGAATCCGCCTGAAGGTAAGGAGCGGCCAAAACCAATTACTTTAGAGGGTAAAGAGAAAGCTCCACTTGAGGCCCCAGCTAAACCAGTTAAGCCGGCCAAAACTGCCAAGATTGAAACACAGTTAAAAGATCCTGAAGTACAAAAAAGATTAGAAGAGACAAAAGAGGGGGGAGAGCTTAAGCCTGGTGAAGTAACTGATGCTGGATTTGAGGCCAATATACTTGGTATGGATAGAGTATCTGGTAGTCTGACGAAAATTGGAGAGGGTAAATATAAGTTAATTGATACAGAATTATCAGTAGCTGAAGGTAAGACTATTGAATTTGCTACAGAGCATGAGCGTAAGGCTTTACATGATAAGTTTGATAAAGAAATGGCAGCTGCTGAAGAGGAGCAGGAGGTAAGAAAATTTTCTGATCCTACTATTTCTCGATATAGAATAGGCCGGCGTGGATTTGGAAACAAAGAAGCTTTTATTGAGGCTTTGGAAAATATGCCGGAAGGCCGAGTAGAGGGTATAATGGAGTCCGTAGTGTTTCCAACTAAAGAAACTTCCTTTAGTGAAGTTGGTAAGGCTATTGAAAAAGCTAAAGGAAAAAAGGTTGGAGAGATAAGTTTGGAGGATAAATACGCTTCCATGGGTGATGCTGATATTGCAGCCTCTATTAAAATGAATGAGCGTCGAAAGTGGAGAATCGATCAGGCTGAGATTCGGAAGGCTGAAATTAAACCGGAAGCTAAGCCTACTTTATCAGAGGAGACTAAAAGCAAACTTCAGATAGATGAAGCCGGTGATGTTACTTTATATCACTGGGGCCCCAAAGAAATTATGGGCGGAAAATTAGAGCCGGGAATGCACGGTACGGCTGCTGGAGCTAAGGATGTCAAAGCAAATGAAGGCCGTGGCCAGGTAGAGTTTTATATTAATCCGGAAGATGGAGAGAAGAATATAACAAAAGCTGGTCGTACACCATATACTGTTAAGATCCCAGCAAATAAGTTGTATGATTTTAATGCAGATCCAAAAGGGTATGTAACAGACAAAACCGGGAATTATGCTAGGGAATATCGGGAAGCTAGCAGGAAAGCTTATCTGGATGGATATGAAGGTATAGTATCAGACTGGAGAGGAACTAAACGTGTGGACATTCTTTCACCGGTCCGGCCGCAGGAATTGAGAACTCAGTCACAGCTTCATGCTGAAACTGGTGGATCTACTTTCATGTATGGCGGTAAGCAGGATGGTAAGCCGGGATTTATTAACATGGATAAGGTTAAAACCGAAACTCCATTTGTTATAGGTGAAACCGGAGAGATTATTAAAGGCAAGGAAATTACTGATGAGCGTATTCAGGAGTTCAAGGATAAACATCAAGCTGAATTACAGGAGAGATATGAGAAGGGTGAAAAGCTCGGAGTGGGAACTTGGTACGACGAGAAAACCGATCAGACTTATATTGACCTGGTTAATTTTGCCAAGACTAAAGAGGAAGCTCTGAAGCTTGGTGAGAAGTATAATCAGGAAGCCATATATAATATGGAAACTGGTGAGACTACATATGTAGCTAAAGAGCGAGAGATGGAAGCCAAGGCTATAGAGCGGGCTGCTGTAGAAAAAGCTACTAAGCCTGAGCGTGAATCCCTGGTTAAAGGATGGGAAGATGAATTCAAAATCTACGAAGATACCCCGGCTCAAAAGCAAAAGAGGGCAGAAGGTAAGGGAAGGATGATGACTAAGCAGGAAAATAAAGCGATCCGGGGGAAGCTGGAAGATTTCTTGAAGGAAAATAGAGCGCGGTTTGATCGGTTGAAGATACCGGTACGTACCAGGACACTTCGTCAGATAAATAATATTAGTATTGGTAAGCATGGATGGAACCAGGTTGAAGCAATTAAGAAAGATTTAACCCGGATGATTCAAGATGCTGAATATCGTTTAAGTAGGCAGCAGGCCGAGAAGTATATTGCTAGTATTCAGAAAGAGGTAAATCCCAAATCGATGACTGAATTTACTGGTAAAGGCCCAGGTAAAAAGAAAGCTAAGCGGAGTTACTTCAATCCATTGAGCGGATACCAGCGTATTGAGAAATTTGAAACTATTAGCGGTATCGTAGAAGAGGGATTAACTAATCCGGAATTTCGTGCCAAAGCTTGGGAGGAAATAAGAAAGATTGAAGATCGGGCCGAGCGGTACACTAAGGATAGAGAACGTGGTGAAGAAATTCCCATGGATGTTGATGCCAATGGTTATACTTTGGATGATGCAGTATTGAAAGAGCAACTAGATTATGCTACTATTGGACTTAAGGGACCAGGGGAATTGAAGTTTATGCTTGATAATATCAAAGAATTTAAGAAGACAGATCGTATGGCTTCTGAGAGATTGAGAGAAGCATGGAAAAAAGATAAAGACCGCAGGAAGGATCTAATGTTTGAACACGCTACTAGGGTTGGAGAAGAGATGCAGATCGGGTCCGAGAAGAAGAAACCAAAGACCAGACATCCACTTAAGGTAACCGGTGATATGAGTTTCAAATCTTATTTAAGTACTCTGGCCTCTGTTCGAGATCTGACCGGCGATAGGGCTATTGTATTTAATGATCCACTTAATAGGGAATTTATTCCCGGGGTCAGTAGGTCAGAAGAAACCCATGCCAGAGATAAGGCTGAATTTGTTGAGACTAAGAAAGCTATGATGAATGATGCTTATGAATTAACTGGTTACAAAGAAAAGGGGAGAAAAGATTTAGGCTTAGAGAATCGTATACAAAAGCCGGATGTGTTAAGTATTGACCTGGGAGAAGGTAAAATGAAAGAATTACCACTTAGTCAATATGAGGCTGGCCATCTATGGTTAACCTTACAGCAGGAAGGTGCAGAGGTTACATTTCGTAAGCCATTTCAGGAACATGGAATGGGTTGGACAGATAAATCATTTGAACAACTTGAAAGTTTCCTAGAGCCCGGGACTAAAAAGCTTGCAGTAAAACTGAGAGACAATATGAATAAGTATAATGATGTTAAAGTACAACCGGTATACCGTGCTGAGAATGGTGTAAGTTTGGGAGAGGTGGAGTATTACTGGCCATTCATTCGTGAGGCCGGCGAGTTCAGTAAAGCTTCCAGCGACATAATGGATAAGCAATCATATCATACCCGAGTAACCAGTGATCATCATATTGAGCGTAGTAGAAGTACAGATCCGTTTGTATATATGGATATGATGCAAGTATATGATAAATATATGCAGGATCAAATGCATTATGCTAATTGGGCTGAGACAGTTAGGAGACTTGATGAGACATTCAAAGATCCTAAGGTACGGGCTATGATAGCCCAACATCACGGTACTAATTATGTTGAAACAGCCGATTGGTTCATTGACAGAATGGCCGGGAAGACACTTAATGATACATGGCAACCATTGGATGGGATGATCCGTCGGATGAGTAAGGGTATATTATATTTGAATAGGGCTGTTGGATTGAAGCAGACTATTTCTTCTGCAATGTATTTACTTGACATGGACCCTTACCACTGGGGAACTGGGATAGCAAAGATGTTAATGACCACGGGAGGGTATGATCTTAAGCAGTATCTGAAGAAGCAACCGTTTGTAGCGGATAGGGGACATGCTCCCCTGGATGCTGATCAGAACTTTGTTCGGAGGCGGGATAGTTATAAGTATACTGATAACCTATTTAAAAAGGCTGGCCAGAGGGCACGAATTAATCTTCAGCGAATGTTTAATATTATACCGGCAGATAAGATTGATCGGATAGCATCTTCTAATATTAAGTACGGTGACCGGTTTCCAATTGTTAATGCCGGCGGTGCGTATGTAATGGATAAGATGAGGAAAGCCGGTACATCCTGGAGCAAAGCAAATAAAGAAGCCGAAAGGTTAGCTAAGGAAAATGATACCACTAAAGAGACTGAGCTTGATAAAATTATGCAGCCGTTCATTGAGACATGGACATTAATGAGTGAAGCTACGCAGCAGTCAACCAGGATCTCCAACATATCTA